TGAGTTAGACGCAAATCCAGTCGCCCCATAACCACGGCCTGAAAACTGCGCAAGGAAGTCACCAGACTGAGTTGCTGTCGGCGATGCTGCTGTGCCACGAGCTGAACGGCCTGTATAAACAGAGTAATTGCCCGTACCATACGCATCTTGAGTGATGCGGGTGTTCGCCGAATTAGCACCGACAATATAAAGGTCCGTACCAGAAGGGAGTGTGGTTGTCGGTGTTGTCGTTTGTGTGTTTGAGACAATCGTAAGGGTTGTCTGTGGCGTTGCTGTGTTTAGGCCGAGGCGATAATTGGTGTTATCCCAAAAGAACTTAGCGTTATCTTGCGTATAAACGCCAGAAGCACCAGCAAAGACCACCGAGCCAGCTGTAAATGCTGTTGCGGTCCCTGTGCCGCCATTACCAACAGGAAGCGTTCCCGTCACGCCAGCAGTCAAGGAAAGTTGACCAAATGCTGGATTGGAAGATGCACCCGTTGAAAGCAGCGGATAACCAGTTGTGCTTGGCGTTGCAAAAGCCACATTGCCTGTGCCATTACCCAACAAAACAGAATATTGTTGGAGAGTTGTTTGGCCTGTGCCACCATACGGGACAGTCACAGTACCAAGAGCAATGTTGCTGCCTGTTTTAGTTAATGGCGCAGAGACTGTGACCGATGCAGCTGAAGATGTTTGTGTCCAAACAAGATTTGTTGTGCCAACAACGATTGTTCCCGTTGTGGTCATCACAAACGAGCCAGCGCCGTATGTGTTACCATTTTGAGAATAGGTAGCAGCGCCAGTTTCAATATAATTTGGGCCAGATCCTACAGTATTAAAATCTGTGGCACGAGTTAAAACCCAGTTTGTTGAACCAGATCCAACTGTCGTGACAGTATAAATACCATTTTGGAAGCCAGATGTTTGGAATTGAACGAGAATACGATCATTAAGTGATGCCGTATAGCCGTCAGTTGTAAATGCTGCCTGTGTGCCAGCATTTGTTAATGTTGCGCCTACACCGCCAACACCATTGCTGTATGTAGCATTAAGGTTTGCTGTTGTGGCCGCCTGAACAGCTGTATGGAATGTTGTATTAGAAACAGCGGCGACCTGACCATCGACATATTGTTTTGTTGAAAGCTGCAAAGCCATTGTTGGATCTTGCGTGACTGTGACAGTTGTCAGGCCAGCAAGTGTTGTTGATGTCCCACCAAGTGATATACTTGTGCTACCAATTGTAACGGCTGAATTGGTAAGACCAGAATTGGGAATGGTTGTCTGCGCTGTAACTGCGCCTGTTCCGTTACCAAACAGATAACCAGACAGACTTGTTGCGCCAGTACCGCCATTAGCCACAGGAAGCGCATTAACAACAGCCGATGTAAGGTCTAATTTGCCCCACGATGGAGCAACACCTACGCCACCAGACAAAAGAACATTGCCTGTCGCAACGTCATTTAAACGTGCAAGACTTGTTGATGATGATGCGTAAAGCAAATCACCAGTGGTATATAAATTAAACCCTGTGCCGCCCTGTGTGGCTGATAAAGGTGTTGTTAACCCACTAAGGCTCGTAATATCCCCATTAGCGCCAGAAGCAGCAGCGCCAAGGTTTGTCCTGGCGCCGTTGGCAGTAGTAGCGCCAGTCCCGCCATAAGAGACACCGATAGCAGAGCCATTCCAAGTGCCAGAAGAAATAGTGCCGAAGGAACCTGTACCCGTAAATGAGAGATTCGTAAATGCACCCGTAGATGGCGTGGTTGCGCCAATTGTTGTTTGATTGATTGTAGAAGTTTCAATATCGACATTAAATAAACTACCACCTGTGATCGACACATTGTTAGAGTTTTCATAGGCCATTGAACCAAGGCCAAGGTTAATCCAATGCGGCGCATTTCCAGAACCTTGTGTGGCAAGGACATAACCATTGGTGCTTGGTGCTAATTCCTGCCAAGTAGAGGAACCACGATATAAAAGGCTGCCAACAGTGGTGCCAAATGTATCAAGGATAGCACTCGGTGTTACATCAGATGGAGATGCCGTACCGCCAGTCAGGTTAGCCTTAACAGTACCTGCCGCCATTTGTGCGAGGTAAGTATTGCTAATAGCTGCCGTGGGAAGCGTAATAGTGACAGCGCCAGAGACTGTCGAAGATTGAAGTGGCGAACTAGCAGTAACGCTGCTAATGCCAGGCGCAGGATAAAGCGATGCGGTGTACTGTGCAATTTGCTGTGCTGTAACCCTTACTGAGGTATTAGATTGCACAGCCTCTAATTGTTCGGAACCGCTAAGTGACGTGGCTGACGGCAGTTGAGGAATTGTAATGTTAGCCATGTCTTATGGTCCCACTTGAGGTATCTGCGTATAACCATACGGAAGCCCAACTAGCGCCGTTACCATATTGGTTTTGCCAGTCAAAAGCCCACCCGAAGGTATAGCAGAATATGTTTGATAGGTGAAGGCTGTAGCTGTTGTAACAGTCACAGAATAAAATCCATTGGCTAAGTTATTTGATAACCCTTCCACGGAAATCTGGTCATTAGTTTGCAGACCATGAGGCGAAGAAAATGTTACGGAAATAACTGTAGATCCAGCAGACGTAACAGACAGAGGATTTAATTGAACATTATAATGCGTTGTCCCATTTAAGGGCATAACAGCACCTTGTTCTAATCCAACTGGTTGCCCATAGGGTTGTGTTGTCAACTGCTGATTGTCTTGTGTAATTAAATTAGTCGTTGACGGAATTGGTATGCCAGTCGTTGGATCATAAACAGTCGGCGCTGACGTCGTCTGATAATTGCTTTCAGCCGTCACATAATCCTGAATACGAGCATTAATAATTGGCATTGGATCTGCTGGCACAACAATAGCTCGTAACTGTTCTTGTGGAACGTCAAGACATTGGTCGCAGACAAGTATTCTTTTGTTAATAAGGCTTGCACCAGCCCAATCATATTGCCATTTTAGATTGACATGGTTGTACAGAAACCCACACCTGTCGCATATACCGAAGGCCCTTGGATTACTAACACTAACCGACGCCCTGCCGTGTGGCCTCATCTAAAATACCCTGCAATTTGAGGGGAAAAGTATTGCTGCGCATACTCAACATTTTGTTCAGCAGCAACAGTATAAGCTTTATCTGCCCTTGCCTCTAAAGCAGGAGCCATAGCAGGCATCCAAATCTCTGAAATGCGGTGTGCCAATCCATAAGCAAAGGCATCAAGCCACAAATAAGGAATATCTACCTGCTGACCGCTGGTAAATTCGCTATCTTGAACTTGAATGACACGATAATATTTAAAAAACGCCTCAGAGCCATTTGGAACGGGCCACAAAGTAACTTGTGGAGACAACAAACGATCAAACCAATAGGTTGTTGGGAACCCATTTTGGTATTTATTTGGGTAAGAAGCGTATTCTGAACGGCTAATTGGCATAATATAACGATCTGTTTCGTTATTGCCGTATATTTGAGCCATATACCCATCCAAAATCATTACAGTGTTGGGGTTAACACTATAAGTTGATGCTGGATTTGTCGTGGAAATAGTGCCACCAGTAGCTGTGCCCGTTGTTGTGTTTGCAAAAGATACATAACCTGCGCCAGAAGCCGTCACAACAGCCGAAACATTATAACCAGAAACTGATGAATTTAAGATCGTAATGTTTTGTCCAACTGTATAAATTGGCGTATTAGGCGTTGGATAAGTAACAGTTGCCGTTGTCCCATCACCTGTAATTTGTGTAATTGCCTGTGATGTTGTCATTGGAACGGAAACAAGATCAACCTGCCACAAGTTAACGCCACGATTTGACCAATTTGCTAAAAGCAAGTTGGAAGCCATGCGTGCCGTTTCCATGTGTTCTTGCAGAAGAGCTGTGTTTCTTATCCCTGCCAGATTATAGGCATAAAGCGTCAGCTCACCTAAAGAGGGATTGTAATTGTAAGTGCCGCTTGTAGCCATAACAGCTCCTATTAGAAGGTCGTAGCTGTAGCATTACTGATCAAATAACCACCAGCAAAGATTGACGCAATATATGGTCCGCCTGTGCTTGATTTAATTTGATATTGAATGTCCGTTCCAGCGGGATGAGCGACAGGAACAGTGTACGGAATGTTAAAGATTTGCACAAACGGAGACTGCGCTAACACAGTTGTGTTCCCATTTGTTGTGTAGTTATAACCATTTTCTTGGATAGTTGCACCAAGGTTAAACTTATTATACTCAGCAAACGTCATATATGCGCTGGATGTAAATCCGATTGATGCGTTGGCTTGGATATAAGTAAGATAAAAGGTATAGCCAGCTGGAACTGTGTAAATGGACATTTGTGTTTGTCCGATACCAGCATTGATCTGAGCGTATAATGTGCCGCCAGACGATTTAGCAGTAATATTGCCAGCATTAAGGCCGTTTGTAACAAACAAACCATTAATACGGAAGTAGGAATTAGTTGTTGTGACAGTTCCAGAACCATTGAGTGTCGCCAGTTCTGAAATGGCATTATAGTTTGCATCCAAGCCGTTGACCTGAACAATCAAACCAGCATCGGTTGCCCCAGATGCACTCAACAAAACAAGCTGAATAGCTGATGATGGGTAAGCATAAGCGCCGCCTGATTGTGTCAGACCTTCCCAAACAGGTCCAAGAGCAGTTGATGCAACCTGAGTTGAATAGCCAAAAATCTCAACAGGTTGATGGTACGAGATTAATCCACGACCAACTTGCAATTCGAATGGTTCATGTTTGCCATTTTTGGTGATTGAGTCCCAAACAACGCCTGGTTGAGAAAACGTAGCCATAATTATTTACCTTTTCCTGAACGGGCAGCAGCCACGTTATCAATTAAATTTGGATAAGGCCGACCAGCCGCTCTAGCACTAGCCTTTGCCTTTTGAACCTGTTTGCGGTTCAGATGTTTATGTGTAGCATCTTCTGGAGCAGATTTCTTCCAAAAAGGTTTCTCAGTCATACTAACATCCCCATTTACGAAGAGATTTGTTGATACGACTATCGGGATCAGCAGCTTTTGCAGACCCTGTCAACTTGCGCTTCATGCCCGTCATTCGCTCACAGAATGATTTATGACGTGGATTATCGCTGTCTTTGGTTGGGGCTTTAAGATGATGACCTTCAGCTCGTGCAGAAGCACGCCCTTTTTCATTTAAGCCACCTGAAGGGTTTTTGCCTTCTTTACGAGTCCATGCTGCTGTCATGCTTGCCTCACTTAGTAAAACGGGGGCGCAATGGCCCCCGTAAATAAGACTACCTTAGGGGGTTATCTTATTCCCATTCCATCTCTTCTTTACGGCCTTTAGGAGCCGTACCCTTGCGGGCTGAAGAAAATGGGTTAGCTTCTACGCCGCCACCGCTCTTACGAGCCTTGCGACCAGCGTGATGCTTTGTATGCTCGCCATGCACTGCGCCAACGTGCTTAACGTGGCCTTCGTGATGGTGCATAACATGACCGCCATGCTTACGCTTTGTACGACCGCCATGCTTTTTAGCTGACTTTTCTTCAGCTTCTTTCACGACGTTTGAGCCTGCGCCTTCGTACACTTCTTTAGGAGCCATGTCGTGATCAACAGTGCCTCCTGTGTTCTTGTGCTTTTTGCCCATGTGGGCAGCGTGGTGATGTGCTTTATGACCCTTCATTTGAGTCTCCTATCAGGAAGCGTTGTTGATGCCTTGGATATAAGTCACAGTTAATGTGCCTACACCAGAGCCAGTGTTTGTTGAAGTAACCTTGATTTGAACGTCAACAGGACCACCTGTTTGGAAGGTGGAGTTGCTGATGTTGTCCCAGTTAGCGATCTGAGCTGTTGTTGAAGGCGTAATAGCCACCAATCCAGCAGATGCCCCGCTCTCTGTAGCTGGTGAAAATGCTGTGGCAGCAGTTGTGCCAGCAGTTGCACCAACGGAGAAAGTGGATGCTACGCCAGTCCAAGCAGTCGTTACCATCATGTTGATGGAAAGAATTTGAGACTGAGCAGGGATCACAATTGTTGTAGCGCCACTTGCTTGTGTCACAACAGCAGATTGTGCCATTACAGCATAACCAGTGTTCGCTGTACCTGTCGTTCCACCGAGAGCGGCAAGGTTTCCCGTACCATCGGAGTGAATGACGTTACCAGCAATCAAAGGACCAGTAAAAGCAGTACCGGGTTGTACGGGGCTGCCATTTGCGTTGGGATAGAACCCACCATTGATGTCTGACATTTGTTTCTCCTTTAAGGAAGTCTCCCCCATTTTAAAGGGGAGACTATGCCATTATCAAGATGTTGGGAACGAACCATAAATGGCACGCCAGTTGTAGTAACCGAAGCTGTAACGCTCATAACCTTTAACCAAGAGGTTATCAGTCACGAAGTCAACTTGCATATCACTTTCGAACTTGACACGTTCCATATATGCCAGACCATCAATGTTGGTGAGCAAGAACCAAGCATAAGCAGATGTCAAGAAGTCGTTGACCATGTAACCTTCAGGCAATCCACCTGCGGTTGTCAAGATAGCATTGACATCATTATCTGCTGTGCCTGGGCGCAATTCTGTCTTCACGAGACGGATTGCAACTGGCTCCAACTGTGGAGGTACAATCAATTTACGACCACGAGCAAACACCTTCAGACCAGCTTGGTCACGGAAGTTTGTACGGATAGC